AGCAGAACATTCCATTTCCGAAAGAAGACATTCACCGTATCTTTATTGGATGTTTAACCCATGGATTTAATGCTGAGTTAAGTGATCCTTTGGAGCGACCACAACAAGGTGAATTGCATGTTAGCAAGATTCGATGTACTGGAAGCAATAGCACGTATAAGCGTAAATCTTTAAGTATTCCACAACATACTTTAGGCATGTGTACTGGCTATGACGATAGCTACAATGTGAACCCAGCTCGCTTGATAAAAAACTGCTATGACTTAGGTTATCGAGGTTTTATTAATCACTATTGTGGAATGTCTCATTTTTATGATTCCCGTTGGGATATAGAACAACAGCGGTTTATCGTCAGACGCGGTCCGGGTGACGACCAATTCGACTCTTACTTGAACCGAGAAGCAACAATTTGGCATACCCATTTTGCCCGTGCAGCACATAAACATTTCATGAAAATGATTTTTTCTATTTCATACGAGATTTATAGTGAAGCAGCAGAGCTTAGTTGGACGCAGCGGGATTGGGATAACAATTATGCATATACAGGTTATGAACCCCCTAGTTATTTGCTGAGTCCCTGTATTCCTGAAGCAATGAATTGGCTACAACAAGTCTTTATCGAGTTTGCAGGCATTTTAAATAATGAAGGTCATACTCCTTACATGCAAGTAGGTGAGCCGTGGTGGTGGATTAATCCCAATGATAAACCGTGTATTTATGACTATCCAACAAAGGTTGAATTTAATAACGAAACAGGTTTGTATGCACCAGAAATTGCCGATCGGATGAGTGATGTTTCAGGGGCGACAGAACAAGAATATTTGCTTTTCTTGCAAGAGGAGCTGGGCAACTCCGTGCGTCGCATACGCGCAGTAGTCAGGGATTATTATCCTAAGGCTCAGGTCTCCACACTTTTCTTTTTACCAAGCATCTTAGGTGAAGGTAGTGGCATTGCTTCAATCATGAATTATCCAATTGAACATTATCGTTATCCGAATTTGGATTTCATTCAAACTGAAACATACGATTGGTTGATCGTCGGAGAGTTTAATAAAGCGCTTCGGGGATTTACCTCAGCAATTGATGAATTGGGATATCCAGCGGACTTAGTACATTACTTAGCAGGATTTGTTCCTGATAATTTCTTAGGAAAGCTAGTAAACCCTGAATATGACTTAATCAATGATGGCCCTAAGGTTTGGCAAGCCATTATGGGTAGTGCCTATCTTGGTAAAGAGTACAACGTCGCAAAGCAATATATCTGGGCATATAACCAAATCATGCGAGATGGCTTAGTTGTACTGCCAGAAGACACGCTTAAACGGTTTTGGCTTGCAGATAAAGCTTATATGAGTCAAACAAGACAAAGTGAAATTACAGGTACTCCTATTCCTGGATTACCAGTCAATCCAACTCGCCCTCCGAAACCCGAAACACCAAATTATCCTGCATGACCTGAACATTGTGGAATTATAAGATTGGAGAATTTTTAGAATGTTATATAAAACTATTCATACAACAATAGGTCTGCAGCTATTAGCAAGTGCCGAGGCTACGGGTTCAAAAATTGAAATCACCCATATGGCTGTTGGTGATGGAAACGGTAATGAAATCATACCCAATCCGACGATGAAACAATTAAAACGTGAACGGTTTCGTGCACCAGTCAACCGAATATACCAAGATCCAGAAAATGAAAATTTATTCACTGCAGAGTTAATTATTCCCGTTGAAACAACGAGTTTTGTCGTTCGTGAAATTGCTGTATTTGACAGAAATGGCAATATGCTCATGATTGGTAATACACCTGAAGTACATAAACCATCTTTAAGTGATGGTGCATTCAGTGACTCTGCATATCGCATTCCATTTGTTGTGAGTAACAGTGACAGTATTGAGTTAAAAATTGATCCCAACGTGGTTACTGCGACACACAGTTGGATCATGAATACTTTGACAACAGCATATTTTTTCCCGGGTGGAACGATTGGTCAAGTTCTGAAGAAAAAATCGAACATTGAAGGAGACATAGAGTGGGATGATGCTTCTAATGCGGACGTCTTTGTTAATACAGTTGAAGAAGAGCAATCGCTAGTTGCTAACCAAACTATTGTAGATCTCACTAGCACGACTACCCGTGGTGCAGCGGTGTACATTAATGGCGAACGTATTACCAACAAAGTTGGTGCCAATGGTTGGCTTGCAACCTCAAATACGCAAATTACTTTGGGTAAGGCTTATGCTGGGGCCAAAATCCTGATTGTTCAAAATGAACCTTTAGGAGCTGCACCTTATCCTTTGGCTCAAAAAAATAACCTTTCCGACATCTTAAATAAACCTTTAGCACGCCAGAACTTAGGTGTCATGAGTTCGGATGAGGCGAGATACAATGACTGTCCACCTGGTACTGTTATCACTTTGGCTTCACAAAATATCCCGACTGGTTACCGATTATTAAAATGTAATGGTGCAGCTTATTCTCGGACTGCTTATGCAGATCTATTTGCTGCAATCGGTATTTATTATGGTGCTGGCGATGGCGTAAATACTTTTAACGTGCCTGATGCACGTGCAGAGTTTCCACGTTATGCAGATGATGGACGTGGTATTGATGTTGGTCGTTTAATCGGCAGCAAACAAGGTGATGCAATTCGAAACATTACAGGTGACACACCTGGTGGGTCAGGTGCAAGAGTGCCCGCATCTTCATATACTGGCGCTTTTTCTCTAAGTGAAAAAGCGGCTGGAAGAATTTCAACAGGTGAAAATTGGGGCTTACTCACAGCAACATTTGATGCATCGCGTGTTGTACCCACTGCAAATGAAAACAGACCACGTAACATCGCATGGCTTGCCTGTATCCGCTATTAAGGAATGAAACATGAATCAGATTACCGTGTATCAAACCAATTATTCAGGTTTATTTGTTGGAGAGACAATAGCCAATGAGTCACCACTTGAACCTGGTGTATTTGCTATCCCTGCAGGTTGTGTCGAGATAGCACCACCTTCTGAATGGTCTGAAGAACAATGGCCACGTTGGAATGGTTTCAAATGGGAACTGATCCAAAAGCCTGAAGTTCAGCAAGTGGAAACACCAGAAGAAAAACTGGCTGAATTTTTGAAAAACAATCCTGATGTTCTGTCTTTAATAAACTCCAATTTGTAGCATACCCTCTTACAAAACCTCGCGCTTAAAACGTGGGGTTTTGTATGTAAGCCTTTTGATGAACTAGAACATCAACAAAAGGTTGCCCTATGGCATTAGATGAATATCACCACGGTGTCCGTGTTGCAGAGGTCAATAACGGTACGCGTTCGATCCGTACAGTGGCCACCAGTATTATCGGTTTGATTGCAACCGCTTCAGATGCGGATGCTACCTCCTTTCCACTCAATACACCTATCCTCATCACCAATATCCAAAGCGTGATTGGTAAAGCAGGAAAGTTAGGTACCTTAAAGTCGTCGCTACAAGCGATCGTCGACCAAACCAATACAACGGTTGTAGTTGTCCGTGTGGATAGCGCTGAGACAGAAGCAGAACAAAGTTCACTTGTCATTGGAACTACAACAGCTTCAGGTCAATACACAGGCTTAAAAGCCCTACTCACGGCAAAAGCAAAACTGGGTGTGACTCCTCGTTTAATTGGTGCACCAGGACTTGATACCCAAGCAGTAACGACAGCACTGGCGAGCACTGCACAAAAGCTACGTGCTTTCGCTTATGCCTATGCTTATGGCTGCGGAACCAAAGAAGAAGTTGTGGCTTATCGTGAATCGTTTGCTGCACGAGAACTCATGCTGATCTGGCCTCAGTTCATTCATTTCAATACCGAGACTTCGCAAAATGAAGCTATCTCCCCTGTAGCTTATGCACTGGGGCTACGTGCCAAAATTGACAATTTAACAGGTTGGCACAAAGTTATTTCCAATGTCGCGGTCAGTGGTGTTGTTGGTATTAGTAAAGATGTCTGGTGGGATCTACAGCAAACTGGCACAGATGCCGACTATCTCAACTCAAATGGCATTACTACGCTCATTCGTGAAGATGGCTTTCGCTTTTGGGGCTCTCGTACCTGCGACGCGGAAGGACTATTTCCTTTCGAGAACTACACACGCACGGCTCAAATCATTGCTGACACGGTTGCTGAAGCGCATATGTGGGCAGTCGATAAACCACTTCATCCATCACTGGCCAGCGACCTCATTGAGGGCATTCGCGCCAAACTCAGTGACCTAACCAATAACGGCTACCTCATGGGTGGTGAAGCTTGGTATGACGAGACAAAGAACCCTGTAGAAAATTTAAAAGCAGGAAAATTCCGCCTCTCTTATGACTACGGTCCAGTTCCACCACTTGAAGATCTTGGCTTCTACCAAATGATCACAGACGACTACCTCGCAGATTTTGGCGCACGAATCACAGCATAAAGCTGTGATTTGTCCTCCCCCTATTTGAGTAAACACACATGGGATTACCAAACAAACTTAAAAACATGAACCTATTCAATGATGCTGAATCATTGGTCGGTGAAGTTGCGGAATGTACGCTTCCAACCTTAGGACGTAACTTCGAGAACTGGCGAGGTGGTGGTATGAATGGCCCTGTTGCCATCGACCAAGGTATGTCTGAAGACTCTATCGATTTTGAATGGAAAATCGGAGGTCTCAATCTGACATCACTACGTCAGTTCGGCATTACCTCTGCCTCTGGCGTCTTACTACGCTTCGCTGGTGCATATCAACAAGACGACACAGGTGCAGTCACTCCTGTCGAAGTTGTGATTCGTGGTCGTCATGAAGAAATCAGTATGGGTACCCAAAAGCCTGGTGATGACACTGAACAAACCATTAAAACCAAATGGACCTATTACAAGCTTACGGTCAACGGCAATAAAGAAATTGAAATCGATACTTTGGCCATGAAAGAAATCGTCAACGGTGTCGATCGTTTAGAAGCACAGCGTAAAGCCTGCGGTCTGTAATGCCCGACCTACTGCACAATTTTATGCAGTAGGTCTTTTTTAAACTTAGGAATTCAAACGCGATGAATATGCAACAACAAGCAGAAAACCTCGAAGTAATCAAAAACCCAAACGAAGCCCAATACACCCTTGAAACACCAATTCAAGTTGGTGGACAAACCATTTCGGAAATTATGATTCGTAAGCCAGGTACGGTCGCACTTTCTGGACTCTCCCTCCAGGACATTTACCGTTCCGATGTAAATGCACTCTGCCAAATCATTCCCAAATGTGTATGGCCACAAATCCCACGTGAAGCAATGCCCCTTTTAGACCCAGTTGATCTTGGTCAAATTGCAGGTCACATCATCTATTTTTTGATGCCGAAGTCGCAACGTGCAGCGACCGATATCCAATTATAGACAGTATTCCCGATGTCATGGCCAACATAGCTTTGGTCTTCCACTGGTCACCACGCGACTTCGCAGAAATGAGCCTCAGCGAATTATTTATGTGGCACCAAAAAGCTTTAGAGCGTAATCAAACCAACGAGTGAAGGTATTCCCACCAATGTCGACCTTAAATTTACGCGTTTTTTTTGACGCAAAGGACAATATGTCTGGCCCCATGAAGGCGATTATTGGTGGCTCACAGAACCTCGGTACCGCCTTTAAAAAAACGCGTACTGAGCTTAAAGCGCTTCAGGATCAACAAGGCCATATCAACCGCTATAAGGAAACGCAAACTGCCTTAGAGGCTACAGCCAATAAAACGGCAGAGTATCGGAGTGAATTAAAGCAACTACAAAGCTTACAGAAAAACGGTAACACCTTAACCGAGACTCAACTCAACAAAATTAAAAACCTCGAACAAGGGATTCGCCGGCTCAAGAGTACTGAAACCACCCAACGTAACGAATTGCAAAACCATATCCAAACTTTGCAAAAAGCTGGACTCAATGTCGACAAACTATCCAGAGGTGTAGAACAGCTCACTGACGAAGAAAGTGCGCTTAAAAATAAAATCCACCTCACCACCATGGAGTTGAATAAACGTCGTGATGCCTTGGATAAAAACAGTAAGG